TTCTAATAACATACTGATCTCTAATACCTTCTACTGGATTAGTAGAACTTGTAGATATAGCAGGGTTATCAGTAACATCACCACCCTTGTAGTAAGCAGGGTTCTCTCTAGGACTACCATTAGATAAATCAAATTCTAATTGTGCTTCAGCTAGTTCTAAATGTGCCTTTCCGTTTTGACGTGTAGTAAAGCTTTGATCACGGATTGGACCATAGTCAATTGCATTATCATTTGCATAGGTTGTGATTAACTCATCTTTATCTGCTTTAGATAAACCTTTCCATGACTTGTTTGGGTTCTCAGCTAAGAATTGAGCCTTTGCACCTTTTTCAAGGTCTATAGCTTTCTTGATATTATCAATTTGAATACTCTTTTCAACAGCATCCATACCCTCATCGGAGAAAGTACTTAGCTTCTTAGCTTCTTTAATTGAATTTACTGATCTAGATCTTAACGCCCATCCTCCAGCTTCTAGGAAACTACTAATAAGCGTACCAACAGTTGCACCTTCTCCGACGTTATACATCATCTTTTGAGCAGGTGACATATATTCTGTTGTAGCAAATGGACTAAGATGTTTAGACCATCCAGGTCTCATTTCTAGTACTGCAGCTGCTAAGTTACCTTCTTGTGATTGGTTACTGATGGCATCATAAGCAGCACCATGAATAGCATCTAATCCAACTCTACCTAATCTAGAAGTCTTACCTGCTTTAGTTAAATAGGTTAGACCTTTAGCAGCTGGTGCAACTCTAGTTAAACCTTTAACTCCCCAACCTACAACACCACCAACAGTAGCCATACCTGCAGCAAACTCTGTTAAATGTTGCAGAGGTTTACCCCATTGGGTTTTCATTATTGGTTGGTAATCTATTAACCAAGGAGCTTCATACTTATAAGGGTCATCAGGATTAGTAGGTTTATAGAAATCCTTATCAAAGAACTTAGGTAGTGATCCTATACTGTTGTACATATCAACTACACCACCAACTACTGCTCGTCCTACTTCACCTGAATGAGCTGGTTCGTTTGTTTTCTTTGGCCAGAAACTACCTGAATCTTTCTCCTTTGCTGCCTCTCTTTGTTTTGAGATCTCTGCCTGTTGTACTTGAAGCTCTTCTTCTCTTTGTTTAGCTTGTAGATCTAACTCTTCTTGACTTCTTAGTGGATAATCTATTGGTTCCATATTATGAATCCCCTGCTAATTTGTGATACATGAGTTCTTGAACTTCATCTCTGAGTAGTAGAAGATTAAATCCTCCCATTTTCTCTAAGTTTTGTTTAACAAGTTCTAGTTTCTGTGCGATATCTACTTCTTCATCTTCACTTATATGACCACCTGGACCTGCTATCTGTACCCACTCTTGACCTATACCAGGGATAATAGTTCTAGCATCTACACCTTTTTCAGAAGTATTAACTAAAAACTTACCTGATCTCTCCCATAGCATTAGTTGAGCTATACGTCGCTGTATGTTTTCATCAAACTTTTCTTTGATACCTACATAACCTCTTTCATACATTGACCTTAAGTCTTGTATATCGATGCTATATGGACCTGCACCTATCATTCTCCCTAATCCTTGGTTGTTCAGTACTTCACCAACTAACATCTCAGTCAATGGTTTTTTAAATTTCTCTGTACCAGTAAGCCAAGATGAATCTTTTTCTTTATACGCATCAAAACCACCATATTGCTCATCAGTATTAACAGCTCCTTTATCTTTAATTGCATCTAGCATTGGAAGAAATGGATCATAATCTGGATTCATCAACTGGGTAGTTTTAAACATGGCATTACATGTTTTAGCCATTGATGGTTTATTACATAGGTATTGCTTGAATCTTGGATGTACATATCTATAACTTTTAGAAATACCCATAGGGTCAATCTTTTCAAGATTGTTAGCCCTAAGTATTTCGTTCATGATTTCATATGGATCTCTCTTTGGATACTGAGTATTGATTGTCTTAATGAAATCAGGAATACCGTTGATATTGGTATCTTGTATAGCCTTTAGATCTGCCTCTTCAAAGACACCTGGTGTTGATATGAATGCTTTATTATTTTTAATGTGGCGTACATAATAACTACCTTTACCAAGTTTTGGATTTTTTAAAATTAATGGTTTACCATTCGCATCTACTCTAAAATCGTCGTCTTTGTCAGCTATTGTCTTACTAAGTTTTATAGATTCTGCTAGTGCTGCTTCTGCTGGTGTGTCGTACTGACCTGATTTTATACCTTGTAATATTCTTTTTCTTAATATCTCTTTAGCTCGAGTGATCAAACTATTAGTATCACCTTCCAGTTCTGCTGTAGGTAACATCTGACCCATCATCTTTTTCACTCTTTGTCCGATAGTATCTAGTTCACCTTTAACTGTTGGATCACCTAATATAGGTACTAATTTTTCCCAGTTCTTAGCTACCTCACCATCTAATCTTGGATCGAGTAGTATCTGAGCATTTAACTTACCTGAATCGTATGAACTTTGAAGGTAGCTTTCAGTAGTAGCTGCATTCATCCTGCTAGCTAATAGATTTTCATACGTCTTTAGATGTTCAACTTTAGTGATATCTATACCTTTACTTATTAAGACTTTTTTATGCAGATCAAGTTCGTTAAAGCTAAACCTCTTGTCAGGCATTTGCTGCCTAATGGTTTCTATATTAATGTATTCCTCATTTATGATTCGCTTGTCTCTATTTTTAAGAGCTTCAGCTTCAGCTTCAAAACGAGTATTAAATGCATTTTCAACAACTACCCAATCCTTTTTCCATTGCTCACCTATTAATACTTCCTTACCTCCTACATTTACTTTACCTTCTTTAATCGCCTCCCATTCTTCATATGTCATTTCTCCTGATGCTGCCATAGCAGCTAGATGTGTTGCAGCCTTTCTCCTGTAGTGTCCATACAGCGTACCATCACCACCAGCTTGTCTCTCTACCCAATTCATGACACGATCACCAAGTGGTTGGTTTGTTTCTATACCACCTGTATCAAATACTGCATTTTTTAAGTCCTGTAATTCTTTAGCTTCGACGGCTTCCTTATAAGCAGTTCTATTACTTTGCTCATTAATTGTTCTTCTTTTATCGAATGCTTTATCTATATGGGGTTTTATATGTAGAGCAGCAAACGGCGCATTAAAACCACCTTTTTTATTTGGGTTATTTGGATCATATAAGGTTTCCTTTGCAATGATACCCTTAAGCTCTTTAAGACCTGCTTCAAATTCTGAACTATTTACACCACCTACCGACTGTATCGTGTTAAGAGTTTGACCACTAGCAAGTTTGTGATTTGCTGCTAGATCGTCAATTCTATTTGTTAGGTGATACTTACCGAAATTAGTAGCAGCACCTTTCATCATGCCGTGTAGCCTTGCACCACTGACATCAAGAAATTGGTTTAATACCTCTGGACCATATTTATCTTCTAAATTATGACGTATTTTATTTACACCTAGATCATAACTGTTTATATTAGATCTAAGAAATGCAATGGTGTTTATTTCCTGTGGTGATAAGCCATATTCCAAGGCTAATCGGTATCCCTCATTCTCTAGCCTCTCATTTCTCACTCCATAAGCTTTCGCACCAGCCATCAAAGTTTTAGGTATTAACTCTTTGATTTTATCTAGCTGAGCTGTCTTCTCTATTTCTGTTTGATATCTTACATTTAACTGTTGTCTCTCTAACTCTAGTTGTTTCTCTTCTGTAGCTCTATAAGCTCTATCGAAACCTGTAGCTAAGTTAAAATTCTCTCTTCTATTAGATGCCTCTTGTTGTTCTTTATACCTTAATCCTTGTAGATAATCCTGTCTGATTTGCATCTCGCCTTGATGAGCCTCTTTCATAGCCCGTAGGGTACGATTAGTTTCCTCTTCAATACGATTTACAAAACTTGGATATTTAATGGGGTTGTAGCCCGTTCGTTGACCGTGGCCACGAAAACTTAGACTTCTCATTTTGTTTTATGTGTGATTAATTATAAGCTTGCAAGGAAAGTAAGAGCACCTATACCAAACGCTATAGGTCCAGCAGCTATTGAACCTATACCTGTTGCACCTACTGTACCAGCTGTTTTTCCAAAGCCTGCTGCAGTAAGTCCTGTATAAGCTCCTAAACCTGCTGTAGCTCCTCCTAATGCTGCACCTGCGATTTGTTGGAAACTATTACTAGTATCACCTCCTCCAGCTCCTGGTTGAGGCATAGGTGGTGGTGTTGGTGCTAGTGGATCTTGATATTCAATCATTGGTGGTTGGTTTTCCTCAAGACTAGGATCAGGTGGCAATATTAGATTTCCTTCAGCATCACGTGGTCTTGTTGCTTCAGCCATTCTTGATGCTTCAGCTTGTATATCAGAACCTAACTTAGCTAACACTATACTTTGTTGATTACCTACTGAATTTTCAACAGCACTATCAAGTTGTGCTTTAAGAATAGCTTGGTTTGTTCTAAACTTGGCTCCTATATTATCTAAACTCCAATCTGCTTTCTCCATTCCAAGAGCTGTATCTACTTGTGCAGTTCTTAGGTTTCTATTGATTTCTTTAAAGTCAATGTCAGTATTCTCTAGTAGATCTTCCATTTCCTTTCTAATAGCTTGTAGATCTAACTGACCTTGTTGACCAGTCATAGATAACCCTCTATCTACTTCACTCATCTCTCGATTAGTAGTTGCGATATTATCTAAAGTTTGTAGATCTATTTTATCACTAGCTACCATAGCTCTAGATTCAGTATCTAGAGAACCAATTAGATTTTGTACAGCTCTTGCATCACCTGCAGATTTACCTCTAACTAACGTTTCAACAAGCATTGCATTTTGCCTTCCTAGTTCAGCAAAGAAGGATTGAATAGCCTTACCTTGTGATCTACCAGCTTGTCCTAGTTGAGCTTGACCTGCAGCCTGTAATGCTTTGACATTCGCTTCAGTAGTATCAAAAGCTGCTTTAGCTTTTTGATCATCTATCTGACGCATGAGCATATCATTCTCAAAGTCTGCTCTAGTCTTAGCTCCAAATACATCAAGTCCTAAAACGTATTGATCGTATTTACTTTGTGCTTCTTTTGCTCTTAAGCTTTGAGATAAACCAGCTTTCGTATAACCAGCTTTACCAGCTTGATCGATTAATTCTAATTGTTTACCTGCAGTAGCAAATTGAGAATTCTCTATCTGTTGTTTTACATTGGCTAAGCTTTTAGCTTTTTGATTTTCAAGTTCCCCTTCTGTATTTTTTAAGCCTAACTTCATTGCAGCTTTATCAAAACCTGCAGTACCAGTAGCCTCATAAAGATCTTGAATTATGGAGGTGTTATCAAATGCAGCTTGTATGAATTGCTCATCAAGAACTCTACGTTCTCTATCTAGAGCAAACTCCATACCAGCTTGATTTAATTGAAGTTGAGCATTAACCTCATCGTCTCGTTTAGAGACCATTTTCTTTTGCTGCTCAAACTCATAATCAGCAATTGCTAAACCATAATCATAATTCTTCTTCTGAGTCTGGATTGAATAGTCTCGCTGTTCAGTAGCATTCTGCCTTTGTAAACGAACTGTATCTTTTTGAAAGTCATATAGCTTTAGCTGTTGACCTTTTGGAGGTGGAGTCCAATCATAATCGTCTGGAAATA